TAAGTTTAAAGGATCTGAATTAAAATCATACACCTCAGCCTCCGGAACCTTTACCATGTGCATGTTTCCCTTTACCATATGCTCAGTAGCGTTCTCGGCAGGATAATACATTGATACACCTCCGACTCTCGATATAGCTGCCTTCTCTGTGGAAGATGTAACTCCAGCAGGATTAGTCCCGTGCTTGCTAGGATCTATAGTATCCAAAGTATTATGAGATACATGATAGAATACGTAGTTTCCATTAGCGTCCTGCGTCATATTCGCCACGTTAGATGATGTCTCTGGAGATATTCCTTTAGGAGTTTTTTTAGATTTTAACGCTTCTAGTTCTGCATCATATTTAGCATTGATTTTTTGAATCTCTTCCTTACCTCTTATTCCATTTCCATTTTCATCAACAGGTATCCTTCCTTCCTTTTCAGCAGCTTTTATTCTAGCATTTAAAACAGCGAGTTCATCATTACGTCTTCTTTCTATATCAGACTTCTTAGAGTCTAAATCTTCATTGCTCTCAACCTTTATTTCAACAGGCTTCACACTCATTAACTGCTCCTGAGGTTTAAGGCCTAAATCTTCTACGGTGCTATCTGATATCTCATCAATATTACCAAGATCATAAGTCTTCTTATTCTTGTCTTCAAATATGACTCTATGGCCCTCCTGATATACATCACCCTCTACAGGAGAATCTAACTTACTACCGCCGAATGACTCAAGTACGGCAGGTCTGTTCAGTACATCAGATACCTTCTGGCCTGACTTAACAGCAGACTTGTCTTCTTCTGTTAACATTGGTGTAGGAGTTATTTCTTGTTGAATAGCAGTCACCTCTGAGACTGCAGGAGCCGCAACCTCAGCAGGAATATTAGACATCTCTCTTATCTTAGCGTCTATATCAGCTATCTCTTTGTTTATGTCTGGGTGAAAGGCTGGGTCCATAGCCTTCTTCTTCCCTTCTAGCTTATCCTTTTGAACTAGTAGATCTATCTGGTCTGCCGTAACATTCTCTGGAGATTTGGCTATAGCATTTGATATATCAGAAGCAAAATTATAAGCTACCTTAAGAGATTCTTTTGTTTTATCATCGTTCAAAGGAGAGTTTATCTCTGAATTAAACGAGTCTTGAAGATCTCCAATGTTATTGTATACTTCTCTATAAATATCAGTCCTGTTCTGTTTTATTTTTTCAGGCGCATATCTTAGTCCTGTGGCTCCGGACATGATAGCTGTAGATGCTATTAACTCCTTTTGGCGCTTTATATTAAAGAACTCAGAGTTAGGGTGGTTTAATAACAAAGAATACTTAAGCCCATCCTCTACAGCTAAGGAAAATTCTTCCTCTCCTATCTCCGATGCTATATCTTTAAAAAATTCTTTTGTAACATTTTTAACCGCCTGTTTTGTAGCAGCGCTCTTTAAATTTCCTTTAAATACATCTTTAATTGTTGATCCTGCGACAGAATCAAAGTATTTAAAGTCAGGCATTATATTCTCAGAAACACCTTCAGCTAGAGACATTATATTGGCGTATGTAAATGCTTTAGAATCATCCATTCCCATGCCCTTAGCCTCTCTATAGTTGTCGCCAATCGTAACTTTATAAGCTGTCTCAACTACCTTTATTTTATCGGCAAATTCTTTACTATTCTTAGGGTTTATTAACTGAGAGATCATTGACTGAGGAGATCCTTCTATCCTACCCTTCTTAACGTCGTTCATTATTTGCATAGTGAACGGAAGAGTGTCTGCTAGAGTTCTAGTTATAGATTTGTAACTAAGGTTTAAATTTCCTTTGTCATCTAATATATTACCTTCTTTAGTTTTAGAGCTAGGAAGCCAGTTATAGTTTGTAGTATCATTAATTAAGTCAAGAGTAGCCTCTATAGGAGTATAATCATCGGCATTGGACGCTCCTGTAATTTGATTAAACCTTTCGGCTCCTAATAACGCCATCGTCCCAATACCTGTCAGTGCCTTTCCCCCTGTATTTATTATTCCCTCTCCTAGCCTGGAAACAAAGTCAAGCGTGTCTGGAAGGAATCCCTTATATTTTTTAGCTATTGCCTCGTCTAGGTTTTTATTCTCTTCTGTGGCTTTGAAGTTATTCTTTAATAAATTATCTGAAAAGTCCATGGCTACCTGAGCGTTAAACGCGTCACTTTTAGCCTTTAGTTTTTCTTTAACTATTAACTTATCTTGTGTTGATATATTAGGGTTATCCTTTATATTTTTAACAAAATCAGACACATCGTTTTTTAACCCTTTGTAGGACTCATTTAGTACATCTGTTTTAGCTACGTTTATTATGTGCTCTTTCTGATCTAAAGGGAGTTGCCCCTTATACCATTTCTGCTTCATCTCTTCCGGAGCATTATCAAATGTATCTATAAGTTTGTCTTCTACATCCTTGTTTAGGTTTATAGTCTCTGTGTTAACTAAAGAGTATTTACCTTCTGTAGCAGAGCTAACAAGGCTTTCAATTGGCCTAGTCCAAACTCCAGAGTGCTTTTGAATCTCCTTAACAGCCATCTCTGCAGGCTTAAACTCTGCATCTAACTGCTCCTCCTTATTTTTTAAATACTGGTATGTACCCTCATTCTGAAGGTTTTCTTCACTCCTTCCTAACTCTCTATTTCTACTCTCTAACGCAGATATAGTATTTTTAACATCTCTTCTCTCGTCAGCAACTACCCTGTAGTATTTTTTTTGCTTTAAATCAATAGGTTTACTTGGGACCAACAGCTCAGGTTGTTTAATCCCGTCTCCATACATTACAGATTCCGGATGCTGATCCGGCTGCTTTTCGAATAACTTAGTAGGTCCACCTAAAGAAACCGAAACCTGAGCCCTTGTCGGTGGCTCGGTATCCGACGAAGCACTTTGAGCCACTGCTTTCGTAGCTGACTCCAAAGGTTTTTTTTGTCCAGTAGGTTCTGAAGACTCTTTTTTTTTTACTTCTACCGCATCAGATGGTGGAACAAACTTACTGTTCTTTTTTACTTCTACCGCATCAGATGGCGGAATAAATTTATTATCTGGCATGGATTATCCTTTTGTATATGTGTTACCATCAGGACCAACTAGAGTCTGTCCCTTTTTTAATTTAGACCATTTAGCATTAAAGTCGTCCTGACTTATTGTTTTGCTTGAAGAGGATGCGGTGCTACTTGCACCTCCTTGTTGTCTATACTGACTCTTAAAGAAATCTTCGGCCTCTTTAATACTTCTAAAGTTTCTATCTTTACCAGGGTAAGGAACCTGTTTTATACGTAAAGAAAATTGCGCATTTTCCTTATCTGTAGTTATAAATCTAGTAGTTTCTTTTATATCTTTCTTTCCTTCTCCAACCTTAACAGTTCCTCCTGCATCTTCTGATCCAGTGGTTAACTCATTTGTTTCTGTGCCAGCCACCTTAGTAAGCTTCATTCTTAGCTTACCCTGATCGTATGCAACACTATCTACTCTTTCCTCTATTCCTTTTGAAACAGGTATGACCACACCTGAAACATTTATAGATACTCCTCTTACTTGTTTTGTCCCTGGATCTTTTAATACAGATACTTCACTAACTTCCGGAGTATATTTAGGAGGAGTTCCAGCTTTAGCTGCCCTAGGCTGTGTAGGAGCAAACTGTTTAGTCCCTTCTTCTTTAATACCTGTCTGAGCTATAAGAAACTGCTTTACAAGCTCCCTTGTTCTCCCCTTCATAGAGTCGTCTATAACAGGAATCATCTCCCCAGCTCCATTATTTTTAAGACCTATATTTTTACCTGAAGAATCACCCTCTCCTGTTATTTTATATGTTCCATCTGTATCGGTCAGTATGCTTGCGTAACCCTTTTCATTCTTAGCGATAGCTTCCGTAGTGTTGTTTACGAAGTCTTGGAATCCAGGCATCTGGTCAAGAGCTTCTCTGGATTCTACTCCTTTAGACCTCATTAGTTCTACAAACGGTTTCAACTGAGCAGCGTATCTATTTGTTTCAGCAAGAAGATCGATCTTCTTGTCATCAAAGTTTTTCACCTCAACTAAGCTGGATATCGGAACCATTCCAAGCGGCCCCTCCTTTACCTTTCCATCCTCTCCTACTTCAGCAACGTATAGCCTGCCATCTGTAGGGCTATGTATCAGCTTTTTATTTTTAAAGTTTTGAAATCCTCCCTTCCATTTCTGCATAAAATCTGCATAAGCAGACGTCTTTCCTTCCTGAACATCCTTAAGATACTTGTCGTAGTCAGCTCCATAAGATTTAGAAAACTGATTTAACTGGCCTATGCTTGCTGATGTATTTTGGCTAAGTATATTGAAATCAGATCTTGATATTTTACCCTCTCTTAGTTTTTTATTAAGAGCAAATAAATTATCCTTTGCCTCATAAGCCATATTGGTTATTAAAGCATTGGCGTTAGGGTCTGATGTTAAATTAAGTTCATTTACCTTTGTTAGGATATCGTTACTTAACTTTTTATCGGCCTCTCTATTTTCGTAGCGTTGCTGCTCCTGCTTCTGAAGAGTCTCGTTTACATTATTAATTACGGATCCCCAGTCAAGAGTAGGTGCTGCCCCTATTTCTGAGGGGTTCTGATATTTATAATAGCTTGGCATAGATTATCCTTGTGGTTTGTATATTTTCATGAATTGAGCAAATGCAGCCATTATGTTAGGATCGATTCCTGATGTAGCATCAGGCTTTGAAAAACCAGTCCCTGAAACTGCAGATAAAAGGCCGGATAAGTTATCCTCGTTAGTAGCCATTTTTCCGTACGTTCCGACCATTCCAGCTCCCTGAGTTATCATGTTTCCAATCCCTTGAAGGCCTGCCTGTTCTTGTGCGATCTGAGCCTTCTGTGCCGCCATAGCTGCTATTTGAGCACCTTGAGCCTGCTCTCCGGCAAACTGTGCTAACTTATCATTCTGTGCAGTAGCCGCCCCAGCCTTCATTACGTCCATGTTATAGATCCTATCTGCTAACTGCTCTTGTTGTCTAGCGTTTGCATCTACTGTAGAGTTTTGAACTCCTTGAACAGCGCCTATTAGAGTCCTAGGGTCCTGACTCAAAGCATCTACAGCGTTAGCTGCTGCAGCGGTATTGGCCATAAACGCCTTGTTGTATGCCTCTGTTGGAGCCTGTAAGGCTTCGTATCTATTCTGCTCTAGTAGTCTTAAATGTTCTGCGGCCTGTCTTGCAGCCTCTCTTTCAGCAGCCTTTCTAGCGTCTTCTGCTTTTCCAGCCTCCGTGAATGACATTACTGTATCTATAGCGCTAAGACCTAAGCCTATAAATGGCAAGGCTTTTGAAAATCCAGATGCGGCGGATGACATTCCGTCATTACCTAAATTTAACACGCCTAATGGAGAATCTGATGTTGAATAAATTCCTGACATACATTAATATATTTTACAAAGATAATAATTTTAAGGATAGCTTTTGAATATGTTTGATTTTACAGAGAAAAGCTCTACCCTTGATGTTGAATAGTTCTCTAGCTTATACTGCATATAATAACCTCGTGCTCCGTTTGACTCGGCCACGCTATTTTTTATGTATAGTATATAATCATCATCTACCGGAGTGAATAATCCTGGCGAACTGTTGTTTATAGTTATAAAGTCAACCCCGAATCCTACTACGTTTCCAATTGGCTTAAGCGTTCCAGATTCGTACTTATATGCCGCGTCACCTATACTAACTATTGTTCCAATATTAAAGTTAAACTTAAGCTTAGTAGCCGACGTGCCCGGAAGTGTAACCGTAGTCACAGATCCCACACCCTGTGCTGACCTTAGTTTCAGGTTATCATCTCCGTCGTCATTCCTTATGTAAGCGAACCAGTTCCCCTCCTTTTGTTCAAAGTATGACGAGCTTATAGACCCTGTAGACATATCTGTATTTATTATGCAGTCCCAAGGATCGCTTCCGTATGTGGCTATTGTCTTAAATGTCTTTACAGTCATGGGCTCAATATTAAAGACCGCCGTTACTGTTGAAGGATTGTACGCTAATAATGGCTGATTTATCTTATCAAACCACTCCTTGTAAAACGTATTCCTTGACACGTTTGAATTGTGTCTGTACAGGTCTCCATTCTTGAACGAATAAAAATAAGAGTTCATCCCTATCATCATATCTGGTATGTACGAGAAGAATGACGTCCACCCCTGTGCCTGTTCGCTATATGAAAGTGTTTTCTCCATTGTTAATCTAAAGATACAACTTCAAAGTGAATTCTTAAGTTTTGATCATAAGGACCAGGCTCTCCTAATACAAGGTAAAACTGAGTAGTATTTACCTTTTTAAATGAAGGAGTGAATATACCAAAGTCTTTATTAGCGTCTCCTAAGCTCTCTATGTATATCTTAACCATGTAATTAGTACTAGGCATAGGATTAGCTATGGTACATAATGTACTCAAGCCATCTCCTACCGCAGATACTAAACCTCCTCCGACAGTAAAGCTTCCGGATGCGCCTACATTAAATCCAGTTATATATCCAACATAGTTGCTCTTTGCTTGAGAGTAATTAAGCAGAGCTATCTCTACAGCTCTATGTTCGGCAGCGGTTATATTTGTTCCGCTTGCAAGGTTTGTATTTATCAGTGTTAAAATTTCAGCGTATGTCATTTCTTTATGTTTTAATATGTTGTTGCGTAATCTGTAGGATCATAATCTAAGTGTGTGTAATCTGGAGCTCTGTAATCCCAAATCATATACAAGTACTGCTTAGAAGTAGGATTGTCGTATACAAAGGACGATACATACCTTCCTGTTGATGGATTTAATATAGGTGTTACAGGCATAGCATCTAATAGTAGATCAGGTATGTCTGACTCCAGATATAAGTCATCAGAAACAAGATATCTAAACGAGTGGGCTCCATAATCAAATGTAAACGTGTCTCCGTTAAGTTTAGTTGAATCCATATATACAGTGCTTCCAAATGCAGGAAATACACCAACAGAATTCATGTTTGTATCTGCATCATAAAGAGAGATCGTATCGTTCTGTAGGATAATAAAGTCAGTACTGTAAGGACTAACAAACGATCCTAGCTCCCATCTGTAGCTATTGTGTATCGTGTCTGGTGCGTAACTTTCTGAGTTGACAACAACTCTGACGACCGTTATCTCATCGGATACTGGACAGTTAGGAGTCATTATAAACGAAGACAAATCATCAGATGATACAGTCACCTCTACATAGTCTGGGTAAACTGTTGTCTTGTTGAACGATGCAGAACCGGTTCCTGATATCGCCTGATTAATGACGTTTGTTCCGTTATATTTTACAAGTAAATCAGCCCCGCCTGTAGAGAAGCTATAATTAAATACTACGATCCCCACTGTGCTCTTAAGGTTTAATCTAAATGAGTATGTTCCAGAAAACTGCTGCTGAGATATAGTCACTCCGCAATTATATACGTCCTCATTGTAAGGCAGTAATATATTGTTTATAGATAGCACGTATTCGTTCATGTACGGATCAAATCCTCCTATCTTCTGAAACCTTAACGTATTTTTGAATTCATCTCTGAACCAGTACTTTAGGCCTGAGTCAGATATAACATTTAGCGCGTCTGCTTGAGCAGACCCTCCCCTAAGATTTATTACAGCATCCCTCTTCGCATCAGTAAAGTAAACCTCACCACCTCGAACCGCAAAACTCTCAGGATTGCTACTTATTCCGTAGTCTTCTATTCTTGATATCTGAGTCCCTAACACCTCTGGTATTGATGCGATCTGACCTCCCCCTGCAGAGTCAGACAATAAATTCTTCCCTGCAAGTATATAAGATATCTTGTCTTCTTGAATAGACAGTATATCTGTCTTTCTAGCGTACAATCTATTAACAGGTCCGAAAGATTTCTCTAAATCTTTAAAGTTAGCCAATGAAAGATTAAACTCGTTTAGCTTGTTTATATTTGTCTCTGCATTATATATTCCGCTATACGTTAACGAAGCGTACCTGTGAGCCTCCTTGTACTCCTCCTGAGCTACAGCGGTAACCCTGCTACCTAAGTACAAGGGAGCTCCTGTTATGGAGTCGTTTACTTTATAACTCTCAACACCATTTCCAAAAGAATAGCAGTTGAAAAAATTTAGAGTTACAATAGCTGGAACTACAGTAGATGATTGGTTCTGATCTCCATCCTTATCTCCACTCATGTGCAGTCTATTCTCTATATGGAAGCTGTCACTACCTTCGAAATAAATTTCTCCATCAGAGTCAAGAGCCTCCGTCTCAAAAACAAGTAAAGACTCAGCCCTTTGTACGGTTATATGTATGCTAGTTATAGAGGACTTAAGATTGATCCCATTACAACTTGGCTGCCCCGTTGTCACAACCAAATATAACGCCCCGTTGTCTGGATTTTGCTGAAACTCATACTGGTTTAACCCTTGATTAAAAGGTAAGTGACAGGAAGTACCACCTATGCAGTTAGGATAAAAAACCTCTAGCGTTCTGTTCTGATAGTTATCATTTGGATCCTCTCCTCCACTATACGTGCCTGAAGCAAAATTTATATGGTCTCCATTTACAAAATCAAATATGTTGTCATAGTTTTGAGATGCAATAAACGTCTTGTCAAACAAGTAGTGAGATGACCCACAACGACTGCCCCTGCCATTCCTATCCAGAGATATTCTTATATTAACCCTGCTTCCGGCAGGAATGTCGTACGGAACAAATGGTTGATTTGTAGGGCCAGGTGGAGTTCCTGAGTCATAGTTTGGGTTATCTATATAGCAAGGATATACCGTTGTTTCACCGGTCTGCTTGTTTCCGAAATCTATATAAGAGTTTGGCTTGTATTCGGCGGCGAAGTTTGATGTTTTAAGCGCCATATAAACCCCTGCAGGCTCTATTATTTCTTGATTTGTGTCTGTCTTGTTGCCTGTTATAAAATTCGATGACTGAGCCTTAACCTCTAAGACCTTTGTCTTTATTAGATCGTTAAGGACTCCATTTGTGTCAGACTTGACTATCAAAACATCGTCCATCTTAACCTTGCTTATGTTTTCTCCTTCAAGCTTAAACCATGTTAGGTTAGCGTCATCAACATAAAACTGGTTGGTGTATATTATCTCGTAGTTTGTCTTTGAAGGCTTGATTACAAATTTATACCTTGTAGCCCAGCTCGGAGCTAAATTATTTATCGTAGCTACTATGTAGTTCTTTTTTTCTGACGCAGATGCCGGAACAAAAACTGTGTTCATATTATTGACCAAGGCAGTAGAGCTTCGCAAATAATTGTCAGCATAAACTATAGCTACCTCATAATCTCTATTACTGTGAAGGCTCTGTCTAGCCCCTATTTTTGAAAATGCTGCAGAGAATGTAGAATTAAAAAAGTACTCGTAAGCGTAAAAATAAGTGCCCGGGTTGTCAGGATCTTCTATCTTAAACTTAACTGCAGGAACCTGTATCTGCAGTATATTACTTCCTATTGATGACGTTATTGTGAATCCTCCATCTGGACCGGTTATACCACTAGCTACGTCATCCCATCCTGTAGTAAATGGAGGGAATACGCCCTTAGATACTATTGAACAGTTAAAATTATCCGTTATAGAAAACCCGTCGCATGCACTAGCATAAGGGTTATGTGTGTATATAGCGTTAACGAATTCATCGCTATTAGCAAGCTCGTAAACACTGGCATAGTCTTGTCTTAGCGTGAAAATAAAGTTGTACTGAAACTCGTTTAACGGAGCAGGAGATGTGGGCGGATCATTGTAGTCAGGGTACCCGGAAAATGTTCCGTGTAGTAAACTAAAGGACATGGAAAGGAGAGAACCTTCCTTTAACTCCAACCCTGTTAAGTCAATGGATACAGCAGAATTGTTAGACGTTATTGTGTTTAACGGGTCTATAGTATAGTCAATACCGTTCCCTAGTTCATAAGGTATTTCATGATACCCTATTGTTTCGCTTACAAGGTCTAAACTGTAATCTAGCGTAGTATCTATATCGTATCCGTCTACATAGTTTCCGTATATAAGCCTGTTACCCATAACCGTCTGTGAGTCTGCGGTCCTAGGAACATTATCGTATAGTCTAGTCAACTCACTAGATGGAAGCGCGGTATATATTTTTCTATTGTTAAACAGAACGCTTCTGGTTACATTATCAGACCATCCCTGCTCTTGTTTATTATATCTCTCTATTACATTCACTATACTAGTGTCAGACAGCTTAAAACAAAGGTCTATGCCTATAACGTTCTCCCCTCCTGTATTAAACTCAACATTTATGGTATTAAACAGGTTCTGCATGGACTTATTAGTGTAGGTAGAGTAGTCTAATTCAAAGTCACCAGGTTCAAACGCTACTGTGCTAAATTGAGACAGAGCGCTATATTCATTGTCTTTGTACTTGTATCTGTAGGCGAATGATATAAATCTTTCTGTAATGTAGTTCTCCTCTCCGGGGGTGTTGACAAAGTTAACTACCGGAGACTCTGTAGGAGGAGCTACTATTACCAGTATATCATCCTCTGTTATAGAGTCAACTCCGGCCACAGGGTTAGGATAGTTTCTATCTATATTTATCTTCCTTGGAGGATTTAATCCGTCTGTAAAAAATAATAAGTTGTCAACCTTATTTATGCTGTTTATAAGGTATTTTAAATCGAAATTTAAAACAGATGTAGATATTACATGGTACTTTATAACTCCGCTATTGGCATTGTAAGAAAGTATAAGATCTACATTTCCTGGGTCACATATAAACCAGTACAGAGTCTCATTAGACCCGTCCTCAAAAACTCCAATACATCTGGCCGCATTAGATAAAGCCCCTCCGTTGTATGTGATCGATGTCAACTTTGTGTTTCCTAAAGAATTTTCAATAGCTCCTACACTATTGTTTTCCGTAGAACCAATCCTAATATTTAAAGCATCTATGTACTCTCCTTCGGGGATAACTCTCTCGTCATAAGACTTGTTCATTCTTCCCTTTAGGAAATTATTATTTATATCCATACCTATTTAATCCATTTATCTCTGCCCCTCATGTTCATTAGTAATCGGCCAGGATGCATGTTACTCATTCTTATTTTAGCGTTTCTTAGAAGTGCTGTCTTTTCCTTCTTGGCTCTAGCTACAACATACTCCTGAACTCCGTACTTATTTGTTAGTATGCTATACTTTATGTACGCGTATAAAAACTCTTCTGCTAACTTATTCACACTCACCTCCGCGTCATCACCACCCTCCATTCCATCGGTAATGTATTCAAGCACGCAAAGCTCATCTGCCATTCCAGAACTAAAGTTTATGACCCCTGCCTTTTTATTTATATTGTATGTAGGATTTTTATTTGCTGTCTCAGTATTTAGACCATACCTAGCGCCTACTGCGTAATCAAAGTACCATCTTCCGTCTAGGTTGTATCCTTCCATTCCTGCAAACCTGCCGTCTCCTAGGTATATACTCTTGTTAAGTTTATTTATCCTGTCGTAGTCAAGTATAGACGTACCCTCTAGAACGTTTCCATCCTGATCAAAAAGCACCCTGCAAGTATTGTCTTGAAGGTATGAGTTACTATGTATCGTCTGTATATTTTCAGACAACGGCCTTAAAACTCCATCCTTATATAAAGAGATTCTAACGTAGTTTATAAAGTCAGGAGGGAGTACAAGTTTTAAATCACTAGGTATACTAAGTTCTACCACCTTTATTTCTTTAAGAGCATCATAATTCAGCTCCTGAATTCCTCTCTTAGCATGAAATAAAACCTCATACTTATCTATATTATTGACCAGTTTATTGTTCCCAACATACATCAACATAAAGTTATTAACAACATCCTTTAATGATAGGTACTGGTATGATCCCCAATTTGCGTCTTCTGGGTTTCCTCCAGCGTTTTCATAGTACTGATATCCGGTTAAGTATGCCATCGTTATTGCTGTTGACTAAATGTTGGTTGTTCGTGCTGTTCTTGGCCTAAAGCATACGCAGCTACCTCTTGTTCTCTTATTGATATTCCAGCGTACTGAAGTATCTTCATTACTAACTTGTACTCGTCCTCGTTTGGAAGCTGAAAGTCTTGGTAGTCAGATTGCGACTGATCAAACATAGGTGATCCGTTCTGTAAAACAATATACGTCCACTTAGGATCCTTAGGATAGGTGAAGTATGTACACTTTATATCGTATGCTGGATCCTTTATAGTGCTAGGATACACTGTTACAGTTGACTTTCCTGCGGAGTCAGAGCTATATACATATGCAGGATACATTAAAGAAGGACCTGTTAGATTAGAGTCTATAAGCATCATGGATTTTCCATTAGATACCTTGTCTATAGTGGCTATTCTGGCACCAGAACTATTTAAGCAGTCCATCCTCAAGATCATGTATGAATCACTTCCTGTAGTATCTACAGACGGAGCGTACCATGTATTATCAGATTTATTGGTCAAATTATAAGACACTAAGAATGATTCTAGAGTTTCTGCTATTGGCTGTTCTATATCAGCATAGTCTGTGCCAGACATTCTAGCATTCTCCATGTTAATGGTCTTATTGTAAGAAGAGTAGTACTCTTCATACAGCTCCATCTGAGCCTGCTTAGCATATAAGTTAAAGTCAGCAGGTGTTATGTACCCGTAGTTATTCTTGTTTATAACAGATAGAACCGTGTTCCTAACTGAGTTTATCATATTAAAAAACTTTTT